TCAAGGATCTTGAATGATCTGCTGAATGTGATCCAGCACAACAGACGAACTGAGCATTATGTCTATACTGTTGTAAACAGTGAAAGTCAGTTGCTGGGTGATAATACGACAGATATTCCGTTGATCCATGGAGTTTTAGAGTTAGAGATTCAATACAGTTAATAGGAGTGTGACTAAACATGGCAGAAAATATTAAAACATTACATGGGAAAGATACCTTTCTCTTTGTCCGTAAACTGAAAGATGCCAAAACAGCAGAAGGTAAGCTGATCCCATTTCAAACATCATTAAGTTTTGAGCCTAGTCGAGACTCAGATACGACACAAACTAAATCAGGTCCAGTAACAACTGCAGGTGGTATCGAAACAGATCTCAGTGTAGAGTTTGTCAATAATACGTCTGCGGTCGTAGATGCATTACAAGATAGTTTGTTTAATGGTGACCAATTAGAGTTCTGGATCATCTATGCGGGACGTAAGAACGCACAAGGACAATACTTCTCGTTTTATGGTCGTGCGATCGTGTCAGAAGATAGCAACGATAATGATGCTGATGATCTATCAACTCGTGAGGTTTCGTTTGGTGTCGATGGTACGCCAAAACGAGGGTGGACCACGTTACCACAATCGGCTCAAGAAGCTATTGAATATGTTTACCGTGGCTTGGAAGCAATGGGTGAAAATGAAACTACTGGCACAGCTTGGAAAGATGCTGACGCTGGGATCAATACGGAGGGTTAAAAAATGATTTTGAAAATTAATGAAAAAGATGTTGAGTTAAAATTTGGTGTTCGCTTTGTACGTGAATTAGATAAAGTTGGCGGTGTTGATACTGGTAACTTTAACATGGGAATGGCTTTGACTAAAGCTATCCCAGCGTTACAAGCGTATGATCCTGTGGCGTTGAGCAACGTTATCTATGCTGCTTCTTATGGAAGTGCGCCTCGACCAGGTATGACAGAAATTGATGATTTCTTAGATAACTACGATAAGATCGAAAAGCTATTTGATGATGTCACAAAAGCAATGCTACATGCTAATGTCGTAAAAGTAGCGGCAAAAAACCTAATGACCGAGAAAGCCAAACCGGAGACCAAGAATACCACGAAATAATGCTTAATTCTTTGGCTTATCTCGGTTTTTCTGATATTAGGGACATCGAAGATATGACATTTGCCGAGTACAATTTACGGATCGAAGCTTACCAACTTAAGCAGATCAAAGAACAAGAAAAGTTGGCTTTGCTAGCGTGGTTTAATCAGTCCGTTCAGGCCACGACAGGGAATGCTAAACACCCTAAACCAAAGTATCGGAAGTTTACCGATTTCTTTGACAGCTTAGAGATGATAGATACATTACGTGATGAGTTCGAAGTAGATTATCGACCACGTACACAAAAGGTCAAAGATAAAAAACGTCGTGATCTGATCAATGCGAGATTGGCAGAATTTGAAATGATGAGGAGGGAAAGCCATGGCGCAGAGTTATAGTGTTACTGCTATTTTAAGTGCTGTTGATCGTGGCTTTTCTTCTGCAATGGATAAAGCTGCAACAGCTACTAAGTCATTAGGTAGTACCGTACAAGAAAAAATGGGCGGTATCGGAAAAGCTGTAACAGTTGCAGGTGCTGCGACTACTGCAATGGGTGTTAGTGCTTTGAAAAGTTACGGATCTTTCAAACAATCACTTAACCAAGCTGCAGTTATTGCTGGTGGTACTGCCAAGGATATTGGAGGCTTAGCGGATGTCGCCAATCGAATGGGAGCAGAGTTACCATTAAGTGCTCAAGATGCGGCTGATGCGATGGTTGCAATGGCTCGTGACGGTGCTTCTATCGGTACGATCAAGAAGGAATTTCCTGCGATTGCTAAAGCTGCAACTGCTGCTGGATCAGATTTACAAACTACGGCATCAGTAGTTCAGCAATCGATGAATATTTGGGGTGACAGTTTAAAATCTCCTGAACAAGCAGCAGGAATCTTGGTACAAGTTGCTAATCAATCAAATGCAAGTATTGAAAGTATGCAACAAGCTTTGTCCAGTATTGGGCCTACTGCGGCAGCCGCTGGATATAGCATGTCAGACACTGCTAATGCAATTGGTTTATTGACTAATACAGGTATGAGTGCAGCACAGGCGGCTGATAATCTTAATCATGCGATCGTATTAATGCAATCACCAACTAAAAAATCTCGTGGCTATATGGAAGAGTTGGGAATTTCTTTCCGTGATGCAGAGGGAAACATGAAACCAATACCACAAGTTGCTCAGGAACTCTCTGGTGCACTCAAAAATCTTGGAAAAGAACAACAAGATGCTGCTCTAAAAGCTATGTTTGGCCAAGATGGTATGAAAGTTATGCGCACATTAATGAAAGCAGTTGGCGATGAAACTGATAATACTGCTACAAGTTGGAATGCTGCATCAAAAGCTATTGAGCAGTATGCGGGATCAACTGAGCAAGCCAATAGCAATCTTGATAAGCAAGCTAGTGAGATGCAAAAAAATATTGGTTCAAAGATCGAGCAGTTAGGGGGAAACTGGGAATCTTTACGTAATAAAGCTATGGACTCGCAAAGTAAGGTTACAGGATCCATGCTTGATATGGCTAACAAGGCCTTAGATTGGGCTGGAAAATCTGATTCGTCCACTGCTAAAGTTATTCGTGGTTTTATAGGTCTTAGTCCTGCTATTGGACCAGCCATGACTGCTGTCGGTGGTTTTCTCACAAATGCACAAAAAATTGGAAACGTTGCAGGAAGCGCAGTTAAAGGTCTAGGAAAATTAGGAAGTGGTGCAGTTAACTTGGCTTCTAAAATGGTAGGTGTGAATTTACCTGCTAAAAATTTAAGTAGTAGTTTGGATAAAACTGGGGGTAGTGCAAGTAAGGCAAAATCTGGTTTAGATCAAGTATCCAAAGCTAGTTCAAGCGTTGATGCGCCCGCTCGTGCTTCTTCAACTTCATTATTAGCGATAGGTACTGCTGCATTAAAAATTGGCGTCGGAATAGGTGTTGCTACTGCTGGAATGGCAGCATTAGTTTTTGCGATTGCTCAGTTATCTAAAGAAGGAATGCAAGGCGTTGTCACACTTGGAGCTGTGACAGTTGCAATTGGAGCTTTAGCAGGTATCTTTGCACTGCTTGGACCACCGTTAACTGCTGGAGCTGTAGGAATAGGCGTTTTTGGTGCTGCGGTGTTGGGTATTGGTATTGGCATTGGTGCTGCGACTGCGGGAATTGCTTCTTTGATTACAGCGTTAAATAATTTTAATATGACTGGTACGCAAGTAGTGGCCATCTTAAGTGCAATCGGAACAGGCTTTGCAATGATGATCACTAATTTCTTAGGAACATTAGCTGAAAATATGCCTAAGATCGCTCTATCATTCGTACAGATGTTTATCACTATACAACAAACGATCATATCGCATTTGCCACAAATGATAGCAAATGGGATAAAAATGATTGTAATGATCGTGCAAGGGATCACACAAGGATTACCGCAAATAGTAACTGCCGTAACGCAAATGATTGTAGCCTTTTTAACCAGCTTAGCAACTAACTTGCCACAAATTTTAGCGGCGGGGATACAATTGATGATTGCTTTTCTTGATGGATTAGCGCAAGGCATGCCACCTATCATTGAAAAAATGGTTGATTTATTAGTTCAAATGATTATAGCTATCGGGGAAAATGCCCCTAGATTGATTGCAGCATTTGGAGCCATGATTGGTGATTTGTTAAAATCAATGATCGAAATAACTCCATTAATAATACAAGTATTCGGTGCAACATTATTAGCTATGATTGTTGCTGGCACAACATATGCAAGCAAATTTAGTGAATTAGGTGGTATTTTATTAAAAGCGCTGAAAGCGGGATTTTTAGGTCAGAAATACGACGCTGTTGGTGCGGCTGCAGATGTTATCAAATCTGCGGGGAGTGAAGCCTCAAAAAAAGGAATGGAAGCTTTTGATAAGGCTGGTGGTAATTCTGCAATATCATCATTAAAAGCAATTGGAAATAAAAAAGGTGAACACAGATCAAAAGGTGCTGAGTTAGGTAATGCGGCAGCTGATGGAATAAAATCAAAAAATGGATCGATGAGAAATGCAGGTAGTGATATAGGACGTGCTGGAGCTGATGGTGTTAAGTCTAAGACTGGAGATGCTAGAAACTCTGGCTCAGATCTAGGTAAATCAGGAGCTGATGGTGCACGTTCTCAACGTGGTGCATTTAACTCTGCAGGTAGTTTTATTGCAGACGGGTTATCAGCTGGTATTAATGCAATGAGCGGAAATGTGATGGGTGTTGCTGCTAGTTTAGCTTCAAAAGCAGCAAGTGCTATCAAAGCAGCGTTAAAGATCCATTCACCATCTCGAGTTACTAAAGAATTTGGTATGTATTTTGGGTTAGGTTTCATCAACGGGATTTCTGGAATGGAAGCTAAAACGAAAAGAACAGCTGAAAGTTTAGCTCAAGCATCTATGTTTAGTATCCCACCAGTCAATACACATGACTTTGTCAATTCGATTTCAGCAATGAATGGAAGCTTAAGTGGAAATGTTAATGGTACTTTAACTCATGAGTTATCTATCAATCAGAGATCAGCTTACATCAATGTGTCTCTTGGTGGCACTGATTATGGTGCATTTGTTGAGGATATTAGCCGTGAACAGGGATCACAAGCAAGCTTGAACCGAAACTATAAATTTTAGACAATAAGATTGACTTTACGTATTGATACGTATAACATATTAGATGTAAGGAGGTAGGTATACATGCCACTTACAGGTAAAGATATGCTCAAGCTTCTTAAAAAGAATGGCTGGAAAGAAATACGAGTTACTGGTTCTCATCATGTGATGGAAAAAGGTAGTAAGCAAGTTATTGTTCCAGTTCATGGTAATAAAGACCTGCGCAAGGGACTTGAGCAACGTATCTTGAAAGACGCTGAACTTAAACGTTAAGGTTTAGCAAAGGTGCAGGTTCTACCCTGTACCTTATTTTGTTTTCAAGGAGTGATTGAATTGTCTAAAAGTTTAGTCATGGCATACCCTGCTATTTTTAAGCAAGAAGAAGAAGGGGGATACTTTATTGAGTTCCCTGATTTGGACGGTGTATATACCGGGATAAATGAAGATGATATACCGTATGGAATGGAAATGGCCAGTGAAGCATTAGGTATTATGTTATCTGAATTTATTCAGAACGGTAAGAAATTTAATGATCCATCACCAGTTAATACTATCAAACATAGTGAAGATAGTTTTGTAACGTTAGTGGCTGTAGATGTTGCTAAATACTTTGAAAAGGATAAACTCGTTAAAAAGACTTTATCTATTCCAGCTTGGGTAGATGAGAGAGGTAAGAAGCTAGGACTTAATTTTTCAGCCTTGTTGACTAAAGCGGTTCTTGAAACGTCAGAATGATAATTTTAAGAGGTCAGTTAATACTACTTAAATAAAGTATTGGCTGACTTTTTTGTATGGAGGGATAATTATGTATGATTTTAGAGATCTACGACCACGGGCAGAACCTAGCCCGTCTTTGCCACTTGAAGCGATCTGTTATGCTGGTAAGTGGCTAGATAATGAAATTAGCGAATTTACTACCTTAGTGACTGAAGGGCGTGGCGGTTTTGAACGTGAATTAAACGCCCCTAGCCGTGCTGGTGATGGTGATTTATATTTGAGTTCAAGATTGCGATCTAGAAAGATCACCGTTATTTTTGCTTTGAATTGCAGTGATGTCAATTCGTATAACAATGCTGTTAGTAAGCTAAATCAGTTAACTTATCCATCTAATGTTGAAGTAAAGTTCAATGATGATCGTAACTATCACTATATAGGGACAGTAACGAATATTAGTTTTGATAGTCAGTTACTGACGACTACCGGGAAAATTGAAATTACGTGTTCAGATCCTTACAAATATAGTGATCCTAAAACTATCAATTCTAATAGCAAAAATTATATTATTTCAGATACAGAACTGAATTATCAGCAAACACCAAGAACAATTGAATTCACACCAGTGAATACAATTTCAAGGTTTGAGGCACGAACAAACACTGGTAAAGTTTTAACTTTGAATACTACTATCAGTTCAGGTACAAAAATAATTATTGATTTTAATGATTTAACAATTAAAGTTAATAACTCAAGTAGGTTGATGGATCTAAACTTGAAGTCTAATTTCAGCGATTTTTATATTCAAAATGGCACTCAGATCACAGTTAATACTTATGGCCAATTTAAACTAGTTTATGAGGTGAAACGCTTATGATCATGTATTTATTAGACAAACAACAAAATATCGTTCAAGCGATCTCAGACGGTTTTATAGAAGCTAAAATGACCGAAGAAATCAATGCAGCTGATAAATTGGTGTTTAGCCTAGTCCAAAATAAGCGTTTGCCTAGTTCGATCTATTATGTATGCATTCCTGCGACTCGTGGGGATGCTTTTTTAATGTTTAAAATTATCTCTGAAAGTGTCAAGGACGATCATATTGAGTATACGTGTATTGAGTCTGCTTATGATGAGCTTAAGAGTTATACGTATATTAGAGATGTCAGACCGCAGGACAAAACAGCATCTGAAATGCTACAGATCTCTTTGGCCAACACACGTTGGGAGTTAGGGCACAGTGAAGAAACGGTACGTAAGAGAACGAATTTTTACTACATTTCAACACTGGAAGCTATTCAAAAAGTCGTAGAGCTATTTAAGGTCGAGCTAACATTTACAGTGGTTATTGATCCGATCACAAATAGAATTGTCAGACGGCAAGTTAATTTATACAGTCAACAAGGCGAGCGCACAGGCAAGCGTTTTGAATATGGTTCTAACTTACTTAGCGTTATTCGTGAGGAATCTAGTGAAGATCTCGTTACAGCGCTTGTAGGACGTGGTAAAGGCGAACAGCTAGATGATGGCAATGATGATACGGTTGATGGCTATGGTCGACGCATTATGTTTACGGACGTTGTCTGGAGTAAAGCTAACGGCAACCCTACCGACAAACCAGCAGGTCAAGAATATGTTGAAGATAAAGAAGCTACTAAACTTTACGGCTTTGATGATGGAAAACCAAGGATCGGGATCGCTGTTTTTGAAGATATTGAAGACGTTAACCAGCTTATAAATGCAACGTGGGCAGCATTACAGGTGGCTAAGCGTCCAAAAGTATCTTTTAAGGCTAGTGCCTTAGATATTGGTGATCTTGGTTTAGGTGATACAGTTGCGATCATCAGACATGAGCTAAATATTGAATACTTCACCCGTGTTTATAAGGTAGAGCACGATTTACTAGACAAAAATAATAACGTGATCGAGTTAGGTGATGATTTTAG